CACAGCTAATGGACAATCAGGATATGCCTGGAGTCATTGGTATAGTTATAATCATTCAGCTGCCTATCCTATTATCTATGTGTATGAAAATGAACCTACAGCAGATACTAACATGAGGTTCTATGCTAATAACAATTATGGAGTTAACTATTTAAGTGACTTTTGGTATTTCTATAATACAAGCGGAACTAACGTAGCAACTGATTCTGGAACTACAATTAGAGAGAATGATCAAATAGGTGTTTCTTGGATTTGGTTTGGATGGGGAGATCCCAATACTTACACATACAAAAGAGTTTACAGCTATTCAAGAGGATATTTATTTATTGGAGATGGACCAACCTCTACTCAAGTTGATACAGTATTTTATCCTCAAAGTGGAGAATCATTAGAATGCCAAGCATTTAACTATTAAAAATAAACATATGAAAAGATACTTTAAAAATTTTGACACATTTATTTGCTTTGATGAAAGCGAAAAGTTAATAACAACAGTTACATCTCACACAACAATAGATGGTAAATCTATGGTGTACACAAAAGATGAAAGAGGATTTGACTCTTTATATACTAATGCTATTAGTAGAGTTGAAAACCAAGGAATAGGACCCAACACTAGTGGATGGGCTGAAATTACAGAAGAAATTTATAATCAAGCTAAAAATGAAGTAAAATCATTTTTTATGAATCTATAAGTAAATTTGGTTACTTTCCAAACCTACTATATATTTATATATATAAAACAAAAATTAAATAAAATGGCTTTAATTATTATCTTATTAATTGCTGCTGTAGCAGTAGCATTTGTTATTAACAACAAGAAAAAAGAAACACCAGTAGCTCATGTTGAAGACTTAGCTCCTGAATCAACTCCAGCTCCAACTGTTATGGCTGAAGTAGCAAAAAAAGTAGCCGCTAAAAAATCTGCGGATAAAAAACCTGTAAAAAAACAAGTTAAAAAATCAAAATAATATATGGAAAAAGTTACATTGAAGTTACATGAGTTTTATGCTCTAGAAGCTGAACTTAATGGTGTTGTGAATAATCAGACTGGTGAAGTACTTTCTAAAGGTTTACTATCTGAAAAAATCAAATTATCAACTAAGTATTGGTTGACTGAATTAGGCAAAAAAGTATCTGAAGAAAAAACCGCTGTTGAAAAACTTAAAGAAGAGTTAATCAAAAAGTACGGAACTGAAGATGAAAAAGGTGGTATTTCTATTCCAATGTATATCAATATCGTTACTAACGAAGAAGGTGAAGTGACTGGCAGAGATATCAATCCTAAGTTTGTTGAATTCCAAAACGAATTTAATGCTCTTTTACAAGAAGAAAAAGAAGTAGAATATAAAGAATTCAAACTCGCTGAATTTGATAGCGTAGAATCAGAAGGCGTTTATGTTACTTTCTTTAAACTTGTAAAACCTGAATAATGAGTGACATTAAAAAATTAACTGATGAAGAATTACAATCAGTTAAAAATATTAAAGCTGAATATACTGAACTAGCTATGTCTTTAGGTGAATTAGAGATTGAAAAATCTCGCCTATTAGAATTACGCAAAGATTTATATGTTAGAGAAGGTAATTTAGCTCAACAACTCCAAGATAAGTATGGTCAAGGATCTATTAATCTAGATACAGGAGAAATAAATTAATAATATGTATTGTTAGGTGTTAGGAGTTAATATAGAAGAGCCTCGACAGCAATGTCGGGGCTTCTTCGTTTTATATATTACTCTATATATTTATCAATAGACAAAATCTATTTAAAACATGGCGCAAGAAACATTAATTTCTCCGGGTGTTCTAACACGTGAGAATGATTTATCACAAATAACACAGTTACCTCCAACCGTTGGTTTAGCGTTAGTTGGTCCAACTGTTAAAGGAAAACCTAATATCCCAACTGTAGTTACTTCATATAGTGACTATGTTAACCGCTTTGGTGGTTCATTTGTTAGTGGTGGGTCTAGCTACGAGTTCTTAACTTCAATAGCTGCTTATAACTACTTCCAACAAGGGGGTGAATCTATCTTAATAACAAGAGTAGTAAGTGGTTCACACACACCAGCATCTGCTAGTGTTTGGACAAGTGGAAGTACAGTATCAAACAATACATCTTCATTTACTCTAGAAACATTGAACGTTGGTGTTATGACAAGTAACACAAGTTCTATCTTAAGCAATAATAGCTTATCTAGTGGTTCTACAGAAAACGTAAAATGGGAAATTAGAAATGTAAACTCAGGAAGTGGTACATTTACTTTATTAATTCGTCGTGGTGATGATAATCCATTAACACCTACTATTTTAGAAACATATACAAATGTATCTTTAGATCCTAACTCAATCAACTATATTGAGCAAGTACTTGGTAACCAATCTCAAACAGTTCAGTATGATGCTGATATGGGTGGATATTATATTCTTACTGCTGGTGACTATCCAAACAATAGCCGCTATGTAAGAGTTAAATCTGTAAACAAACCAACTCCAAACTACTTTAACAATGCAGGTGGAGTAGGAACTGATTCAGCTGGTACTAGCTACTCAGCTTCATTACCAGTTAATGGTAGTGGATCATTTGGTGGTTCATTTGCTGGTGGTGCTGGTAATGATATTCCATTTATTGGACCTACTTTATTTGGTAATATCGGAGCTGTGACTCAAGGTTTATATGCTAGCCAATATATTACAGCTAGTAATATTTTATCTAACAAAGATGAATATGATTATGAGTTATTAATCACTCCAGGTTTGATTCAAAATACACATACAAGTACTGTAGCTAATTTTATTTCAAACGCTGAAGAAAGAGGTGATTTCTTTTATATCACTGACTTAGTATCTTACAATGTTCCATTTAATACTCCAATTGGTGCAGCTAATTCTGTAGACACTAACTACGCTGGTGCTTATTGGCCTTGGGTTCAAGTAGTATCTCAAGAAACTGGTAAGTTAGTTTGGGTACCTGCTTCAACAATTATGGCTGGTGTTTATGCATTCAACGATAACGTAAGTGCTGAATGGTTTGCTCCTGCAGGTTTAAATCGTGGTGGATTAGGTGGTGTTATTCAAGCTGAAAAGAAATTATCTCCAACAAATCGTGATAATTTATATGCTGCTAGTGTTAACCCAATCGCTACTTTCCCTAACATAGGTGTAACAGCATTTGGTCAGAAAACATTACAACAAAAAGCTTCAGCTTTAGATCGTATTAATGTTCGTCGTTTATTAATTGCTCTTAAGAGATATATTGGTAACGTAGCTAAGACATTAGTATTTGAACAAAACACAACTGTAACAAGAAATAGATTCTTATCTCAAGTTACTCCATACTTAGAAAGTGTACAACAAAGACAAGGTTTATATGCTTTCAGAGTAGTAATGGATGACACAAATAACACTCCAGATGTAATTGATAGAAATCAGTTAGTAGGTCAAATTTATTTACAACCAACTAGAACAGCTGAATTTATCTTATTAGACTTCAATATCTTACCAACTGGTGTAGAATTCGGAAGTTAATAAAATTATAATTAAACAATGGAAAATAAAAAAATAAAAGAATTTAAGGACGACGCAGCAGCCGATACTTCGGTTGCTGGCGTTAGTTCTTCTTTAACAAAAATAGCATCAGCAGTAACTAATGTAAAAGATTACTCTAGAGTGATTGAAGCATTAATGTTGTGGTTAAAGAATAAAAAAGGTTCTCAGTTATCTGGTCTTGATAGTAATCAGAACTACAAAATGGTAATGAGTTACTTAAATAAAATGCAATCAGATGTTGAAAATGAAAAGAATTCAACTCCAACAAAAACAGGTGCATAGAAATAACAATTATTAATATTTATATTAAACAAACAATACAATGGCAGTATTAGATCCTACCGAAATAATGTTCACAGCGTTTGAACCTAAAGTTCAAAATCGCTTTTTAATGTATATCGATGGTGTACCATCATACTTAATTAAAAAAGCTTCAACACCATCATTTAACGCAGGTGAAATCGTATTAGACCACATTAACGTTTACCGTAAAGTAAAAGGTAAAGTAAGATGGAATGATATGACTTTAGAAATGTACGACCCTGTAACTCCATCAGGCGCTCAAGCAGTAATGGAATGGGCTCGTTTAGCACATGAATCAGTAACAGGCCGTGATGGTTACTCTGACTTCTATAAAAAAGACTTACGTTTAGACATTTTAGGTCCAGTAGGTGATGTAGTAGGTGAGTGGATCATTAAAGGTGCTTATGTTAAAGAAGCTAACTTTGGCGAATATGATTGGTCAAATGAAGCTTATATCTCTATTAGCTTAACAGTAGCAATGGATTATTGTATCCTTAACTACTAATAGTAATATACAACATTTAAAGAGCCATCCATTTGGATGGCTTTTTTTATCTTCGTATATTTATATATATAAAACTAATAAAACGTTATGGAGCAAAAATTTAAGTTTCCTACTGAACAAATCGATTTACCTTCTAAAGGATTAATCTACCCAGAATCATCACCATTATCCTCAGGTGTTATTGAAATGAAGTATATGACAGCTAAAGAAGAAGATATTCTATCTAACGCTAACTTTATTCGTCAAGGTACTGTTATTGATAAATTATTACAATCAATGATTGTAACACCAGGAGTTGATTACAATGAATTATTGAATGGTGATAAAAATGCTATTTTAGTAGCAGCTCGTATTTTAGGTTATGGTAAAGATTATGAGTTTATTTACACTGATCCTAATACAGGTGTTAGTGAAAAAGCTAAATCTGATCTAACATCAATCGAAGCTAGACCAATTGATGAATCATTATTTACTAGAGGTAAAAATGAATTTGAATTTCAATTACCATTTTCTAAAGCTACAATTACATTTAAGTTATTAACACATGGTGATGATGCTAAAATAGATAAAGAAATTAGCGGAATGAAAAAAATTAACGCTAATGGTTCTTATGATGTTACAACTCGTTTGAAACATATGATTATAGCAGTTAATGGAGATAGAGAATCAGCTACTATTAGAGAATTTGCTGATAACATGTTAGCTAGAGACGTTAAAGCATTACGTGAATATACTAGCAAAATAACTCCAGATGTTGATATGAAAGTGGATGTTGTTAAAGCTAATGGTGACGTATTGGAGGGCGTTGACTTACCAATCGGGGTTAACTTTTTTTGGCCTGACGCCGGCTTATAAAAAAATATTATTAGAAGAAATATTTTTACTTTGTTATCATGGTAATGGTGGATGGACTCATGATGAGGTTTATAATCTACCAGTGAGATATAGGCATTATTATATCCAAAAAATTTCTGAAACTGCTCAAAAGCAACAGGAAGAAATGGATAATAAATTTAAATTTAGTAACGGTAAAGAACAACCCGCACAGCCTAGCAAAAAACCAACAGAACCACCACCAATACCAGATTTCGCATTTACAACAAAAGCGCCTAAAAAATAGGCGCTTTCATATTTATACGCGGCATAAACTAGTTTAAATGGCTGATCCACAAGATATACAGAATCAACAATCAATGAATGAGGAACTAAAGGTAACAAATAGTACCTTAGTTTCGATTGCTACTAACTTATCTGAACAATTAAAGTTACAGCAAAAAATTGGTAAGGAGGTTGAAAAAACTGCTCAAGAATATTACAAAGATATAGCTAGATCTCTTAAGACAGCCTCTAAAGATATCTTTACAATAGCTACAAACCAAGAAGCTATAAGTCGTGGTGCTTTAAAATCTAAAGAAGTACAAAACCAAATTGCTAAAGCATTACAGGAACAAAATAAAACTAGAACAACATTTGCTTTATTAGAACAAGAAATTGGTACATTAACTCAAGAAGAGATAAGATGGAGAGAAGATGCTTTAGAAGCTAGTGAGAAACAATTATCTATTCTTAGAGGACAACATGCTGAAGCTAAAAAAATAGAACAAACAGCTGGCGTAATAGGTGATATATTCACTGGATTAACTAAAATACCTATTGTTGGTCAATTAGTTGAGGCTGAAGAAATAGTTACAGCTATAAATGAAAAAGCAGCTCAAACAGGTAGTTCTTTTAAAGCTCTTGGAGCTGGTGTATCAACAGGTGTGACTCAAATGTTCCGTAAAGCCCTTGATTACACTGTTCTTATAGGAGCTCAGATTTTCATAATTAAAAAAGCATTTGATTTATTCAATGATTATGATCAACTACTAACAGACCAAGCTAAACAACTAGGTATAAGCAGACAGGAATCTGAAAAATTATACCAATCAGCTACATTATATTTAACCACTCAGAAAGACGCTTTCTTAAATGAAGAAAGAATATTAAAAGCTAGATTTGCTTTAAACGACGCTATGGGTACATCTATAGCTATAAGTGATAAAGAAGCAGGTGTAGCAGCTAGATTATCTGAGTTATATGGTGTAAGCGCTGAGGAAAATGCTAAAATATTCCAGTTAGGTCAAGCAACAGGTCAAACTAATAAAGAAATTCTTGACACTGTTATAAAAACCGCTGTGATTCAAAAATCTCAAGTTGGTGGTACTATATCATATCAGAATGTTTTAAAGAAAGTAAGTGGTGTTAGTGGTGATATATTAACTAGGTTTAAAGGTAATGTTACTGAACTAACTAAAGCTGTAATGCAAGCTGATAAATTAGGTTTAACATTAGAACAAGTAGATAAAGTAAGTGAATCATTACTTAACTTTGAAACATCAATTGAAAATGAACTTAAAGCAGAATTATTAACTGGAAAGGCTCTTAATTTAGAAAGAGCAAGATCAGCTGCGTTATCAGGAGATACTTCTAAATTAATGAGTGAAATAGCTACTCAAGTTGGTAATATTCATAAATTTGAAAGAATGAATACACTCCAAAGACAAGCGTATGCTGAAGCCTTTGGAATGAGTGCCTCTGAAATGGGTGATATGCTTCGTAAACAAGAACTTGAAGCTAAATTTGCAGCAGCAGGAGCTAAATCAGCTCAAGAAAAATTAGATTATGCTAAAGCCAACAACATGACTTTATCTGAGTCTGTTGAAAAGGATCTTGAACAAAGAAGTTTAGCTGACCTACAAAAAGATACATTCAAACAAATACGATCTGTATTACAACAAATAGTAGCAGGACCTGGTAGAGAATTTGGTTTAATGATAAAAGGTGCTCTTGAAAGTGTTTTATCAATAGTTAAAACATTTAGAGAAATGACTGGCGGAAAATTAGGTAGTGCTTTAGGAGCATTACTATTAGGATTTCCAGCTATATTAGGTGTAGCTAGATTAATGGCTGGTGGATTAAGAGGACTATTAGGTGCTCCTGGTAGTCGCATTAACCCAGGTTACCAATATGTTTTAAATGGAATGGGAGGAGCAGGAATGGGTGGAGGAACTGGACCTAGAAATTTCGTACCGGGGGTAGGATTCACAGGAGGAACTCTTCCAGGAGGAATAAAACAAAACTCAGCTGGACGATATATAGGAGCTAATGGTAGATTTGTATCAAATGCCTCTGTAACTGCTGCTCAACAATCACAAGCAGCTATGAGTATGAGAAATATGGGTATTGGAATGGGATTAGGAATGGGAGGAATGGCTCTAAATGCAGCTGCTTCAGGTATGGAACCAGGAGGTGCTAGAACAACAATGGGTGTTTTAGGAGGAGCAGCAACAGGCGCAGGTATGGGAATGATGTTTGGACCATGGGGTGCAGCTATCGGAGGTATTATTGGTGGTGTATGGGGATTAGTAGGTGAAATGAAAGCATCTAGAGAAAAAGAAGAAGCAGATAAAGCAGCTAACGCCGCAGCTAATAAGAAAACTCAAGAAATGTTAGAAGATTTAGCTGTTAGACCTCTAAATGTTTACTTAGGTCCTGAAAAAGTAAATACTGGTTTAGACCAGTATGGTTCAGCTGGTAAATTTGATTAATTAACAAATATTTATATAAAACAATAAAACCATGGCATTATTTGACAAATTAAAAACAGGCTTATTAGGCTTAAAAGGACAACCAGGACCTAAGTTTGAGGATGAAGGACAACGTACTTCATCTAATATTCAAGCCTTAGCTAAAAATAATCAATTAGTATCTTCTGAAGATTTAATATCTGGAAGAATATACGGAACTGCTCAAAACAGAACTAAAGTAGCTCCATCAACATTAGATTTAAATGGAGTAACTCCTCAACAATATTCTAATTCATTAGGATCTTCTAATGCTAGAGCAGCTGCTGAATTTAATTCATCTACAGGTACTGGACTTACACTTAATAAAAGATTACCATTTAGTAGTTTAGGTTTACAAGGTAAAACTCAACCACCATTTGAAAGTGTAGAACAAATGACTACTTCAGATATTCAAGCTAAAGCTAAAAATAATATTTTACAATCTTCACAAGATTTGTTAACTGGAAGAAAGTATGGTAAAGGCAGATTTACAGTATTTGTTCCTGCCTCTACTTTAGATGGAAGTGGATTACCAATTAATGGTCTTTACACAAATAAAGGACCTAAAGAAGGAAGATACTAAATTAAAATAAATGCCATTTTTAGACTTAGATAAAGCGTGGTCAAACCTAGCTCCCTATTATAACTCTGTTACTAATAGTGGAGTTTTTGCTAGTACTGTCACTAACCCAAATGTGACTAACTCTCCAAAACCAAAAATACCAGCTACTAAAGATCAATTCACAACAAGAGATGAAGGATTGATTCGAGGAGGAGCTCTAAATGTTGCTTTAGCATCACGAAAAGATTTTGAAAGAATAAGTAACTTTTTATATAAATCTAATAAAGGTGGTCTTTTTATAATCAAACAAGTTGGATTACAATTATCAAATCTTCGTTTAGAAACAGAAGCGGGAGTCCAAAAGGATAGAAATGAATCAGGTAATCTTGTACTTCCTAAAAATCTAAATAACTCTCCAGTTTCTTATAATCCTTTAGTACCAACTAGAATATATAATGGGGGCGCTAACACATTAGCTCAAGTACCTGCAAATGCCTTTGGTATCCATATTCAAAGACATGGTGTGCTTCCTCTCCCAGCTGGAGCAGGATATAATTATGAAAAAATAGCTAGAGATAATAATAGATTAAGCGCCCAATCAGGAGATAATACTGTCGCTGGATCAAGAAGTTATGTTAAAAAAGATAAATTTGGTGTTTTTCCCCAAGCAACAGCTGAAACAGCTAAACCAGGTGAAGACCTTTCTTTTCCACAGCCAGGAGAATCTAAAGTAATTAATGGAGTAAAAGTTTTTAATAATAGAGGTCCAGATAATAAGAAGGGTAAACCTACACTTTTAAGATTAAGTAATGACATAGGTGAGGTGGATATGTGGGCTAGTCCAAATGATGCTGTTAAGGGAACATTTAGTAAACAATTACAAGGTTTTATTGGTGGTAAATCATTAAATGAGGTAGCAGTAAAAAACTCGAGCTCTAGCTTATTAATAAAACAAGAACAATCTTATGCTTATTTGCCAAATAGACTTTTACAAAATTTAAATAAAGTAATTAAATTTGATGTAACAAATAAAGGAATAGGAACTAACTCAGTAATTTTGTCTAATACTTTTGGAGGACCAAAAAGTTTATATGGAATAGGATATACTGTTATAAAAACAGAATCAGATCAAAGAACAAATATTACTAACAATGCTGAAGATCCTAAAAATAAAGCTAATATACTTAATGGTTTTATTCCTTTAAGTTACAGTGATATATCTAGAATATCTTATAGTTCTCTTGATAATAAAGAAAAAACATATATTCCTGTTAATAATTCATCTATTTCTTCAACAAGAGCTGAAACTACAAATGTTGAAATAACATATGGTGTATCTCATAATGGAAATAAAAATACAACAACAAGAAAAATTGATTCTATTAATGTTATTGATATTACAGATAGTACTGAATTTTATGATAAAAAAGATAAAAAAAGCGAAGATGTATTAACAGATTTTAAAGATAAGGTTGCGGGAATGTATGGTAAAGATATAATTAAATTTAGAATTGAATTTTTAAATAATGATAAATCAACTGATGCCGCGGGAAATGTACTTACAGATGTTTTAGCATTTAGAGCTTATATTGATGATTTTAATGACGGTATGAGTGCTAAATGGAATCCATATCGTTATATGGGACGTGGTGAAGAATTTTATGTTTATGAAGGTTTTACAAGAGATATAAGTGTAGCATTTACTATATACACTCATTCTCCTGAAGAAATGAAACCAATATATAAAAAATTAAATTATTTACTTTCATCATTTGCTCCTGATTATAATAGTGCTAATAGAATGAGAGGAAATATAGCCTACCTAACTGTAGGTGACTATTTATATAGACAACCAGGAGTATTCACTGATATTAAATTATCAGGAATGTTAGATACACATTGGGAAATTGGGCAAGATACATATATTACTAAAGGTTCTGATGGTAAGGATGTGTTAAATAATTATTTTGAATTACCTAAACATATAAAGGTAAACTTATCATTTAAACCTATCCATAATTTCTTACCAAGAAGGGTAAATAGCAAAAACATAATTCCATTTATTTCAGCATACGATAAATAATTAAATTTTGACTAAAGTCATATTTATTATCATGGATCGATATGAAGATATTCCAATAATACAAACAAAACCAACTGTTCAATACCCTAAGATAATTAGGTATAGAGAATCAGTTAGATACCCTGACATTCCTTTATCAGAGAATGATGTATATTTATATACGATAAGAGGAGATAGGTTAGATAATTTAGCAAATCAGTTTTATAAAGATCCATCATTATGGTGGATATTATCTATAGCTAACCCTGACTTACCAAATGATTCACTATATCCAACTATTGGGTATCAATTAAGAATACCAACAAATGTATATGATATATTAAACGATTACAAACGCCTAAACTCATAAATCAGTTATGTCTATTTTTAAAGGAACATTAGCCCCTGAAATAGCCGCCCAATTAAAAGCTCGTGAATCTATTGTAAACGGCTCAAGAAAAGATGAATTTTTGAGATATACAACTGGAAAAAATTCATGGGTAAGGATGGCTTCTTTTGTTAACACCAATTCATCAGATGCTTTATCTAAAAAATGGATTCTAGAAGGAGGAGTACCATTTGGTAATGAATTAAGATCAGGAGTAGCTAAAAAAGATGGTATTTATGCTAATGATTTAGCTAATAATGATAATGAACGTCCATTTGGTTATAGACCAATGCCCGGTATTACTTCTATTTCTGTGTCAAATAAAGGAGCTTATGGCTCATTAAGACAAACTGTAATTAGATATCAATGTTGGGATAGACATCAATTAGACCAACTTGAAAAATTATATATGAGAGTTGGTTACACAGTTCTTGTAGAATGGGGATGGTCACAATATATAGATCATCCTGCTTCAGCTGGAGGTATAAACAAAACACCTGATCCTTTTCAAACTAGTTTAAAAAATTTTACTGATAGACCTATTGATCCTTTTGCATCATGGACTGAAGATGGTTTATATG